GAACCGCGCCACCTAGCAGGATCGCTCCTGCCCGGTTGCCGAACTGCTCGCCATCTTCGCCGGCAATGTCTATGACTGCAATATCGCCCCGCGCCTCACCGGCAGCCCGAGAGACGCCAAACAGCCCGATCCTATCCTCCACTAACTCCACCATGCCGCCCGCGTCAGCGACGATCCTGGCGGCTCCCAGCATGGTAGAGTAGGAGCCCCGCAAACCGAGCGCCGGGTCAAAGTCGTGGCGTTCTCTGACCCAGTCGGCCAGCCACAACAGGCAATCATGCTGCCCCCACGCAAACGGCCTTTCCGCCGCGCGGTTCAAAAACTGGGTCAGCGGGTCTGATCCGATCAGCAGCACGACTGGCTAACCGGCGTAATGTGGCCACGCGCGTTTAACACCCGGCGTGTAGCGATGCACATATTGCAGGCCGAGATCGCCAGCGAACCGCTTGGTCTGCGAGCGGTGCGAGAAGAATTCAAACTTGGAGCCGTTGCGATCTGCCCACTCGCTCTCGCAGGCAATCGACACTGATCGGTTGCTCGGCCCGGTGCCGCCGTATGTAGGCACGTCCATTGTTCCAGAGAAGAGCTGGAAGCGATCGCCCTGTATTTCTATCGCCTCGTTGAAGAATTGCCCCCAGATAATGATCGGCCGGCCATAGAATTCATTCTCGCTGTCCCGCACATGGCTCATAATCGTATCGTCAACGCCGGAGAGCGTCAGCGTCAGCGGCCCAGCTTCGTCGTTCACGCCGAACTGGATCTCCGAGCGTTGCACCATCTGCCCGCTGCCCAGCCAGGTGTGGCCGTAGGCCACCAATGGACCGAATCCGTCCCAATAGAATTTGGTGCCGGAGGTGAAGTGCACCTCGTATAGCTCGCCGAAAATCACGGACAGCCCGTTGGCGAGCGCGAGCTGGGTGGAGTCGAAAAACGCCATTCAGATATATTCCTCGAACTCCAGTTCCAGCGTATCGAAATGCAGGTCGGTGAGTTGCTGCAGTTGCTCGCTCATGTTCATGCAGCGCATAAAGCAAACACAGCCCGACCCCCAAGACATGGCCTGCCCTACCGTAACGGCCGTTCGCAACGGAGGCCAGATAGTCAAGTAGTGAAGGCCTGTAAAAGTAAACTGATCCACTATTTCGTAGAAATGACCACCCGTCGCGAATATTGTCCCGGCGAACTCGTCGACTCCGCCTGAAGTGAAGGTCGCCGTGACGGTAGTGGAGCCGATCGCGAACGCCGCCTGGAAGGTGGCGACCGGATTGGGGATTGGCAAATGGTGCCGATCGAAGCTCGGCAACAGGACCGGGTTGACTCTGCCCTTCAACGCCGAGCGAAAAGCGCGGATCGCGAGCAATTGCTCAGTGTTCCAGATCAGCAGCGTCATCTTCGCGCCCCAGCGTGCGCCTGGGGAGGCGACGATCTGTTCGCCGCCGCCGAGCGATACGCCGCCGCTGCGGTCCTGGTCGATGTGATAGAGGTGAAAGTGCGTCGGCGAGAATATCGCCGGCCAGGCAACATTGACCATTACGGCACCGCGTAGCGTTGCTGGTTGTCGCGCGCATGCGCCGGCCCGCGTGCGATGGCTCGGCCCTCGGCAGCGCTCGCCGACTGCGCTATTTTCACTTCGAACAGCGGCGAGGCGGTGACATGCACCGCGACCGCCTGCGCGCCGGCAGCCCTGCCCATCGACAAGCCTGGTATATGCAGTCCGCCGAGCACCGATGTGCCGGAGGCACCGAGCAAGTTCAGGATCAACTGCCGCTCTGCTATCTGGATGATCGTCTGCAGGATGTCCTTCAGCGCTGCCTTCATGGCTGCGAGCGGCCCCTCGCTGTTAGCAATCGACTGCACGAAGGCGTCGAGCGCACCCCCGGCCGCATCGCGGATCGTGTCGAGCGTGTCGATGAGCTGATCCTGCGCCTTCTCCTGCGCCTCAATCGCGGACACCAGGCCGATGATCTGCTGCTTTTCCTTGTCGGTCGCGGCTGCGCCGGCATCGTGCAACTCGTTGGAGATGCGCCGCTGTTCGTCTGTCGCGCCGACAAGTGACAGTTCGCGCTGCAGCTCGGCGATCAGCTCGACAACCTGGTCGTGCTCGCGCTTGGCCGCATCGGCCGCCGCATTCCGCCCGGCGGCTCGCTCATGGCCGCCAGCACTAGCCGGCGGTATTACTGTATGCTTACCGGCCTTGCCTAGCGACTCGTCACCTCCGGGCGCTATGCTCAGTTTTTTCTGCAGCGCCGATAGCAGCTCCGCATCCTGCTTGATATTCTCGAAGCCCTGGTCGATGCGATTGATACGCTTGTCAAATTCGTCGAATTCTTCGACAGTTGCATTGAAGGGATTAGGCTGCGCCCGCGCCCTCGCTGCAAATCCCTGAAGCTTTTCGATCAGCCCGGTAATGCGGTCGATCTCATCGCCGATCTCTTTGAACGCTTCGACTATACCGCTCTTGACGATCTGGCTGATCGTCCCGAGCACAATGGTGAATTTATCGTCGAGATCCTGCGCACTCTTGACCGTCTGGTTGGAAATGATCTGCGCCGTGCGATGCGCCTGGTCGGCAAATTCCCTCAACGCATCGGAGCCACCAGCGAACGTGAGCGACAGGTCGGCGCCGGCCCCCTTACCAAATCCTATTGCGGATATCTTGAGCCGGTCTGTCGCGTCCGTCGCATTTCCAATCAGGTCAACAAAGATTTTAAGTGCGTCGTTGACATCCATCCTGGCGATGTCGGCGAGCGCCAAACCATTTGCTCTCAGCAGCTTGTAGAGATCACCGCTGCCGGTGCGCGCTTCAGCCAAGCTCTTGCCGAATTTCTCCAGCCCCGCCGCCATTGTCTCGGCGGATGCCCCGGTCTGCTCGGCCTGAAAGTTCAACTCCTGCAATTGCTCGGCGGTGATGCCGATCTTGTCAGCCTCGTCGCCGAGGTCGGCAACCGACTTCAAAAGTTTTGGAATTTCCGAAACGCCAAATGCCAAGCCAAACACGCCGGCAAAGGATCGAGCCGTGGCACTGGCCGCCTTCAGCGACTTGTCGAGCGTGGCAATCGATCTGGTCGAGCCGCGGATCGCTTTCTCGGTCTGCGCCTGCAGGCGCACCATCGCCCTTTCATAGCTCTTGGTATTGGCCTCTATGAGGACTATCAGTCTCTCGAGATCAGTCGGCATACTGCGCCTTCAGTTCTTCCATGCGCTCGCGCGTCATTCCGCCGCTGCCCGTCTCTTTTGCATCGCCGCTGCCGTTAGCCTCTTTCCACCCGTCCAGTCCGTCCGAGAGATCGCGCATGGTCGCATCCGCGAATGTCGCCGGGGACCAGCCTAGGACGCCATAGGCAATGGCTCGGAATCTCGACCAGGGGATTGCTGCTGTCCGTTCGTCAGCGTCGCCGCCCTTGGCTTTTTTTTTGGCTCCGGCAACCCGAACAGCAGCGCCTTCCACACCGCATCGATGGCCGGCGTGATCTCGGTGTAGAGCAGGTCATCTAAGGCATCGACGTTATCGCTTACACACAGGCAGCGCAGCGCCGTAAACGTTATGCCAGCACTCGCCAGGCTGAGCTTTTCCTGCACGCCGCCCAGGCCGCTGACGCCGAGTTGCGTTTCCAGATCGCCGACCCGCCGCATTGCCGCGCGCAGCCGGAACGTCTGCCCGCCCAGCTCGACCGCAACCTCGCCGGTTGCCGGGTTGACTGTTGTCGTCATACGAGCACAGCGAAGTTGAGGTTGCTTGCATCGACCGGCCGCCAGGTCGCGGAGAACTGGAGCGTTTCCTCCATCGTCCCTGTCGTCTGCCAGTTGAAGACGGCCATCGGCCCGACCCATCGGCCATACCCCGGCACGATCACTTCGTAAGTCACATTGGTGCGCTGTAGCCTGGCATCGTCGGCGACCGCGCGAAAATTACCGGCAGTGTCGGCGCGCCCATTACCGGTGAACTCCAGCGTTTGCCGTCCAGGCGTGGACGTAGCCACGATAGGCAGTGCCGGATTGGTGCAATTGGGGACCGTCGTGTCAATCTCGGCGTTGCTGATTGACCATGAGCTCTCTGTCAAGCCGCAGACGAAAAGCCGCGTGCCAGACCCGTCTGGTGCGGTGCTCCTCTTGATGACAAGCTCCCGGCCATTCTCTTGAGCCATTTCTATCTCCTATGATTTAGCGACTTTTTGGCTGCTGGTTTTCATTGCCCGCGTGACGCGCCGTTTGTGGCTGCGTTTTCCAAGCCGGTAGCTCGGGAAGAAATACGGTTCAGCGGTCGTGTCGGACGTGCCGAACTCGACGCCGAGCGCATAGTCGTATCCGCTCTTGGTTGTTGCTGACCCGCCCGCCACCACGCGCACCGCACCCGTATCGCGCGGCCCTGGCTCTGTATGGATTGAGTTATGAAGAGTGCCGGTTATGTACGGCACGTAACGCTGAGCCGTCGCGACCATCTCGTCAGCCGTCTCTTCATTCGCGACGGTGAGAGCCTTGAGCGCTTCCGGCGCGAGCCGACGCAGCTTCCTGGCGAGCTTGTCCTTGTTGCGAACAGTGACGGTGACAGCATCAGGCATCGATCAGAGCGCGCCACCGGTCGTGTAGATGTGCACGTCGAGCGAGGTCGTCGTTTTCGCCATGCCGAGCAGCGTCGGATATTCACCCGCCGCCAGGTCGGCGACGGCGCAGATGCCGCCCGGTGTGTCACTCAGGTAATAGGCGACGTTTGCCACCAGTGTTCCGATCGTCACCTGGCCCGAGCGGATGACAGCGATCGGCTGGTCGTTCGCCGCGCCGTTCAGCGCAATGCCGCGCGGTGTCCTGACCTCGAGGTCCGTCGAGTTGTTGTCGGCGAGCTTGAGCTTGTTGGTCGCCGTCTCCAGGTAGACCACCTGGCCGGCGGTGATAGCCTGGCCCGCAACGCCGAAATCAATCGATGCATCCGCACCGGCAACAACCGTGGCCGGAGTGACTACGATGTCTGTCATTTTGCTTTGCTCCTGTCAGGACTCTTGAGTAAGCGCACGGAAATCCATCGCCGCGTGCGTGGTGAGGCCGTCCGACTCGGTGAGATAGCGGGTGACACGATGCACCAGCAGCACCAGGGCGTCGGCTTCGAGCGTAAGGCTTTTCACGTGCAGCGCATCCTGCACGGCATTGGCAATCCGCTTCGCCTCGGTTCGGCCGGGGACAACCGACCACACGTCGATCTGCACCGCGCCGGTATGCGAGAGCTGCCCCACTCCCTCGGTGTTCTGCCAATCCTCCGGACCGATCGAGATGTAAGGCTTCGAGGCCTGCGGCGATGGGCGGTCGTAGATGCGGCTGGCAACCAGCGTGGTCACTTCCGGTGCGGCACGTAGCGCCCCGATAATCGCCGCCTGGACGGCAAGACTGGCGTCAGGCATCAGATAGCCACGCCGCTCTCGGCCAGGACTTCGATCCAGCGGCCGCGCTCGGCTTGGCCCATAAAGGGGTCACAGACCGAGCGCACATTGTAGACAGTGCCGCTATTGGTATCGGTGACGCGCCATGTCGGCGTGATCTTGCGCGTATCGACCGAGCTGCGGACCCGGATGACGACGGGTTGAGTTCCCTGCAACCGCGCCGCCATCACATCCTCGCCGCCGAGCTTCGGCGCGATCTGCGCACGCACGACAAACCTGTTGGCCCAACTGGTTTGCTCGTTGCCATAGCGATCCATCGCGCCAAACGGCTCCGCCCACTGAACCGTCTGGTGAAGATCACCCGCTCCGGGTAACGGCATCCGTCTTCCTCTTCAGAACCGCCCGGACATCCTGCACCGAGGAGCGCACAATGAACGCTGCCTGCTCGCGAGCCGCTGCCGCATCGGCTTCCAGTATCGACTGCTTCAATCTGACGAGCGCCAACTGACGCTGGAAACAGCTTGAGCACATCAGACGTGTACCCGCCGGTAAGGACCAGCCAGGCTATCGATACCGATCGGTATTTCCGCCAGAGCGTTCGCCGAGACGGCTTCCCGGTGTTCGTAGAAATGTCCGCTCAATAGCAGGACAGCCAGCTTGAGCGGCGCGGGAATAGTCCCGAAACCGGCGCGAAACCGCACAGTGACGACATTGATGGATGCCAGGGTAGCCGGCCATGAACCGAACGGTACAACCCAGCCATCATAGCTCTTGTTGTCTATCTCATAGCTCGCCGGATCGAGCGTCTGCTGCAAGCCCTCACTATCAAAGTATGTAATGCTCGCCACATCGATGAACGGCGAGCGCGGGATTTTTATCGGCCCGCAAGGGAAAGCATCGAGATACAGTTCCCATGTCTGAACGCCAATCACGGTACCGGCTAGAGTACGCTCGAAGTGCTGTGTAGCTGCCGCAACGAAACTCTCGACCAGCGTCTGCTCGGCGGTGCCATCAATGCGCAGAAACGGCGCCGCCTCGACCCACGTCGCGACCGGCGGTGCCGGCGTGACCAGTCGCAGCGCCGGTATCGGTTCTGCATCCGGCACCTGCCAGGTTGCGGACATCATCTTAGTCCTTCAAGTCCAGCCGTTCGTAAGGCGCGCGGAAGAGGTTGTTGGCGATCTGGATGGCGGTGCAGCCGGTCATGTGGAACGTCTTGACCGGTTCGCCTGCCGGCAAGCCATGCTCGACGTAGCCGAACCAGTTGTTCCAAAAACCCAAGTCCTCGCAGTTAACCATGCGGACAATGGCATTATAGTCGTCGCTGGTCTGGCCAAAGCTCTCGTCGATGTCGGGGTCTTGGCCGATCATGCAGCGATTGAAGGTATTGGCCACGAAGATCCCGCCCGAGGCATTCTCCATTGCGAGCCCTGACATGTCGCAGATGTCGAGCCAGTTGGCGTCGAAGATCGTCCCATCAATATCGCCACCGATGTACATGGCCATCTGCGGCCTGCCGGTAATGAAATTGTTGCGCACCCGGTTAAGGCGGAAGCTGCCGAACTTCATAGCGAAGGTGTCGGCGCCGGCAGAGATACTGTTGCCGGTTCCGGGATTATAGTTGGAACCGGAGACATAGTTGTTTTCAATGATGTTGTCGGAGCCGCGAAAGTTCCCGGTGCAGAGGTTGTTCTGGAAAAAGCAGTTCATGATCTTGTTGCCCAGGAGGGCATTGTCGAAGACGTGATTGAAGTTCTTGAAGCCGCATCGCAGCCATGAACTGTAGTTGAGCTGGTAGCTGGTAGACGGCTCGATCAGATTGTAAGGCTGTGACCGTCCATCGAAGCATAAGCCCGAGAACGCCATGCCTCTTGGCGTACCGCCGCCAAAACTGAACAGGTGCGTTTTCGAGTAGCGTATCTGTGAGCGAAACTCGAACTCGTCGTTGTAGTGTCCCTCGCCGGTCCAGTGCATGCCGGATACCAGGGGGATGGCCCCGGCGCTGTCGATCCTGTAGCGCCCAATTGGGAAGTGCAGTGGCAGGTAAAAGCCGGGCTCGTGCGTGCTGCAATAGTTGTGCGCCTCCCTGATAGCTGGTCCGTCATCGTGGGAATTGTCGCCCACGGCCCCGAAGTCCGTCACGCGCACGCAAAGCGGATCGACTGCCATTGTCTCCCCCTAAGTGCAGAACCAATTCGTGCCGTCGAAGATGGCGACCGTCGATCCGGCTACGCCCGAGGCAATGGTTTTCAACGTCGTCGCACCCTCCTTGATGCTCAGCGTGAAAGCCTCGGTGCCGGGGCGATAGATCGGGATCATCTCGCCGTTCTTGGTGTCCCCCGGCATGTTTTCCAGCGCGACAGTTGCATTCTGTGTCAACACCACCTTCACGGCACTGCACTCTCCAGGCTTGATCTTGTTAGTGGCCCCACCAACGTTGTCCGTCACCACTTTTATTGGCGAGGGCCTGCGGGCTCCGGTTCGGGGCGCACAGCAATTGGCACTGACAATAATGGTGCGCACCTTGTTGTTTCTGAACAGCACATCGTCGATGTAGACGTCATGCCCTGCGCGCAAGGCATCACCCGCCGCAGTCGTATCGGCGCTGACCTTATGGCTCGGCATGTATGGTCCCTGGTCCACCCAGTTCGCACCGTCCCACTCGTAG